TATGACTGCGTTCGGAACTACTACAGAAGGCGGTGCAAGTAATTTTGCTCGAGTTAGTAAACAACTTCGCAGTACCAGCAGTGAATTATATGCATTGGGTTTTAGCACACAAGATATCAATCAAGGGTTGGCCAGCTACGGTGCATTGATGAAGTCTCAAGGACTACAAGGTAAAAAATCTAATGCAGAATTAGCACAAGGTGCTAAAACCTATCTAAAAGAAATGGATGCACTGGCCAAAGCCACAGGTCAGTCAAGAGCACAAGTAGAAGAATCAATGGCAGCAATGGCCAAGGATGCACAGTTCCAAGCATCAATGTCGGGGTTAGGAGAAGGAGTAAGAAACAGTTTCTTAGCAGTAACCGGTGGACTACCTAAGGGACTTGAAACGTTTGCCAAAGACATCATGTCTACAGGCACAGCTACTACTGAAGAAAATCAAAAGCTCATGGCAATGATGCCTCAGAGTGCAGCCATGCTGCAGAGAATGAATCAAAAAATGCAGCGAGGTGAAGCAGTAACCTTAGAAGAACGCAATGCATTGAATAACTTGATGAAACAAGAAGGTGCAAAAAATCTTCAGAACATAAAATATGCAGGTGCTGCCAGTGCTGAGTTAGGCGGTACTGTTAACGCATTAGCAGCTACTCAACAGATAAATGCCGATGGCTTAAAGCAAGCCACAGAAGAACAGAAAAAAGCCGCTGCCGAAACAGACAAGATGAATCAAAAGATGCAGCAGTTTCAATCTGCAATCGCAGAAGTCAGCAATAACTTTAAGATGCTGTTGGCCAACAGTGGTGTCTTAGATGTTCTGATACAGGCATTCCACGGACTGGTAGGATTAGCCAATCAATATCTAGTACCTGCGTTTAATATTGTAGCCTCTGTGGTTATGAAAGTGGCCAATGGCATCGGAATACTGCTGCAACCAGCACTGGATTATCTTGGAGAAAAATTTGGTGCTTCGGGATTAGGCGGTACAGTGGAATTCATTGACGGTATTATGAATGCAGTGTTCCCTATTCTAGGCGGCATAGTTAGAGGTGCAATACTGGCCTTTGACGGACTGTACGCTGGAGTTATGTCTATAATAACTCCTTTAAAAGATTTAATGACGAATATATTCGGAGTATCCGACAGTGCTAACGGGTTTGGTGAAATATTGATCGAAGTTGGAGCATATGTGGGAGAAGTACTTCAATATTTAGGCAAAGCTATAGGGGTAGTGATTAGAGCCATTGACTTTTTTCTAACTCCAGTAATTCATGTGCTTGTAGATGTTTTCAAAGGAGTATGGTTTGTAATTAAAAAAGTAATAGATGGATTTGCAGGGTTAATGGATCTTTTTGAAGATTTTGCTGATTTCATGTCAGGGGTTATGGATATGATCTTACGAGGAGTGAACAAATTAACCTTGGGTGCTACAGGAATATCAGAAGAAGAATTTGAAAGAAACAAAAAAGCCAGAGATGAATCAAAAAAAGCTCGTGAAGAAGAAAGAAAACGCAGGGACAATGATAAGTCAAGAAATGAAGAAGCTATTCAAACGCAGAAAGCCGGACTTAATCAAGACAGTAAAAAATTTAAAGAACAAAAACTCACACATGAAAGACTCACTGCTGGTGCTAAACGAGAAGCGGCGGCCAAAGAAGCTGCGGTCAAAGCCCAAGAAAAATTATTAGATTACAGTGCAGGTCCAGAAGAACTGTTGAAGCAGTTCAGTTCTAAACAGGGTGGCGCAGTTGAAATAGGCATCAAGAAAGGAGAAATCAGCAAGGAAAAAGAAGCAGCAGACAAAGAACTAGCAGCAGCCAAAACCGGTGCAGAAAAGAAAGCTGCTGCTGAAAAAATTGAAGCTGCTGAAGCCAAACTAAAAGCTCTAAGCGAAGCTGAAGCATTAGCCAAACAGCGCACCGGTTCCGCACCTGCTTCAGCTAATGCAGATGCTACTAGGAAACAAATAGAAGCCGATGCAGCAAAGAAAACAGCCGATGAAGCAGCTGCCAAAAAGAAAGCCGAAGACGAAGCAGCTGCCAAAAAGAAAGCCGAAGAAGATGTAAACAAAAAGAAAGAAGAAGATACAAAAAAACCACAATCTTCAGAAACCTTGTTAGCGGAGTTAAATACTCAGATGGCCACACTTTTGAAATATACCTGGACAGTAGCAAACAACACCAATGAAACTGTTAATGCAACTAGAAGTTTGAACGGAAATCTATACAAAGCATGAGCTGGAAAAGACACTTTACCCCTGTGAAAATTGACAACTCGGGCGGCTCTATGAGTCCGATCAGCGGCCGCGGCCGTCCTGGTCCAGCTCGTGCTAATTACTCCAGTTTCCTACCAGATGTCTACGCAGGTGCACCTAATCGTGTGGAACGCTACATGCAGTATGACACCATGGACATGGACTCAGAAGTCAATGCTGCCTTGGACATCCTCACTGAATTCTGCACACAAAAAGAAAAAGAAAACCGCACACCGTTCAACACATTTTTCAAAGGCAGCCCCACTGCCACTGAAGTCAAGCTGCTGAAAGATAGTCTGCAGAAATGGAGCAAGCAACAACAGTTTGAAACTCGTATATTCCGTATTTTCCGCAATGCTCTAAAATACGGTGACTGTTTCTTTGTGAGAGATCCAGAAACCAAAAAGTGGTTGTTTGTTGATGCTGCCAAAGTCACTAAGATCATAGTCAACGAAAGCGAAGGCAAGATACCTGAACAGTACGTGATCCGTGACATCAACTTCAACTTCAAAGACATGGTGGCTGTGACTCCGCATGGTACCACAAACACAGCACCCAGCGGCACTAGTTCATACACCACAGGCGGTGGATTTGGTCGCGGTATGGTCGGTGCAGCAGCACAACCTCCTGGCACAAGATTCAGCAACCAGACCAATGAAGTTACCATAGATGCCAAACATGTGGTGCATATTAGCATGAGCGAAGGACTGGACAACAACTACCCTTTTGGCAATTCAATTCTAGAATCAGTGTTCAAAGTCTACAAACAGAAAGAACTGTTGGAAGATGCTATCATCATCTATCGTATACAACGTGCTCCAGAAAGACGTATTTTCTATGTAGACGTGGGCAACATGCCAGCACACATGGCCATGAGTTTTGTTGAGCGTGTTAAAAACGAAATCCAACAGCGACGTATTCCTTCATCTACAGGTGGTGGAGCTAATGTCATAGACGCTTCATACAATCCATTAAGCGTCAACGAAGACTACTTCTTTCCACAGACCGCAGAAGGTCGAGGATCTAAAGTTGAAACATTACCAGGAGGCACTAACCTTGGAGAAATCACAGATCTGCGTTATTTTACTAACAAATTGTTTAGGGCTTTACGCATACCTAGTTCATATCTTCCTACAGCCATAGATGAACAGCCCAACACCATGGCAGATGGCAAGGTTGGCACTGCCTACATACAGGAACTGAGATTCAACGAATACTGTAAACGTCTACAGTCAATGATCGTAGAAACTTTTGATCTAGAATTCAAACTGTGGTTAAACGCACAGGGCATCAACATAGACAACGGTCTATTCGAATTGAAATTCAACTCACCGCAGAATTTTGCTGCTTATCGCCAATCAGAACTGGACACAGCTAGAGCCGCAACATTCAGCCAGGTCATAGCTATTCCGCATCTCAGCAAGAGATTCGCCATGAAACGTTTCCTAGGACTCAGCGAAGAAGAAATCAAAGAAAACGAAAAGCTATGGAGAGAAGAAAACGGTACAGTTCTTAAACCAGATATAGATGCGCAGAGCCAGTTGAGAAGTGTAGGAGTCTCAGCGGGTGGAATGGCTGCAGACGCAGCAGCTCAGACCGCAGAAGCACCCCCAGACATGGCAGCTGCCGCAGAAGCAGGTGCAGAAGGCACAGAAGCAGCACCCACAGAAGCACCAGTTCAATAATAAATACATTATGCTTCTAAACGAATTTTTTTATTTCAACGAAAAAAACAACGACTTTGCCAATGATCGTAGATACGATTCTAGCAGGGATTCGTCAGTGGTCAAAAAAAGTGACACGAGAAAAATTCGTTTGACACTACGGCAGATCAATCAACTGAGACTGCAGGCAGAAGCACATCAAGTAGAATCAGAGTCTGAACTGGGATTTATTAGGCAAATGTATGCAACCCCAGCAGAAGCACCTGCAGAATAACCCTGCATTCGTCATAGGCAACGGCACTAGCAGACTGAAGTTAAATCATCTCAGTGTAATGGATCGCGGCATAGTCTATGGCTGCAATGCACAGTACAGAGAGTATGCTCCGCACTACTTGATAGCTGTAGATGTGAAAATGGTGAACGAAATCATAGGTGCAGGCTATCACAAAAAGCACCAGGTTTGGACAAATCCCAACAAAGGTATCAGCACCAAACACAATATCAACTTCTTTTCCCCCCACAAAGGTTGGAGCTCAGGACCCACTGCTCTGTGGTTCGCTGCCACCCAAGGACATCAACAGATCTACATATTTGGCTTTGATTATCAAGGTGACAATGGCAAATTCAACAATGTGTATGCCAACACTCACAACTATAAAAAAAGCTCAGATTCTGCCACTTACTATGGAAACTGGCTGAGCCAAACTGAAAAAACCATCAAAGAATTTAGGCACGTGAAATTCTTCAGAGTGGCAGATCCTGGTGCTTTTATACCAGATAAACTAGGCCCAACACTGTCAAACCTCAGCCACATCACCTTTGAGGATTTTGACAGAACGTTCCCGGGCACTATATATTCTAATCAAATCAATCAAAAAACTACCATTTAACCCTGGTTTGTAATCTTAGTGTTAAATAACTTACAGCCTTGACTATACAAAGGAGAACATAACATGGCAGACAAAAAACTGTTGCAACAGATGCTTGAGCATCTTGTAAACGACGATCAAACAAAAGCTGAAGAATTATTCCAC